TGTGTGCGCTTGCGCGTGCGTGCGTGTGTGCGCTTGCGCGTGCGTGCGTGTGCGGGTGGGTGCGTTAGGCGCGGGCGGGGGCGGGCGCGTGCGCGAGCCTTTAGTTGTAGTTGGCGCTTCAGCATACTAGAGCAGAATTTAGAAAAAAGGCTAATAAGTAATGATAAGTAAGTACCCACTAACCTAATGCAAGCACTTGAATACAAAAGAAAAAACTGCTTTTAGTAATTACATGTAAAATAACAAAGAAAGTACTTGACTTTTACTAAAAAGTATGCTATAATAACTAGGTATTCTTAGCTACTTAAGGTAAATACTTATGGATAATCTAAATGATCCTCCTAAAAGAAAACGAGGCAGGCCTAAAAAGTCTGAAGTAGTCTCTAGTACCAGAGGTAACAGGGGAACTATTGGCAGACCTAAAGGTGATGCTGCTATTATTAATGAGTATAAAGCTAGAATGCTTGCTTCTCCTAAGTCCCGTAGAGTATTAGAGACTATCTTTGACGCTGCATTGGACAATGACCATAAGAATCAAGCTGCTGCTTGGAAGTTAGTAATGGACCGTACACTACCATTAAGCTACTTTGAGAAAGATGCAGCCAGTGGTAGATCTTCAGTAAACATTATTATATCTGGACTAGGTGGTAATGTAGAAACTAATGTTGATTCTAATGACATTGAAGGGGAGATTGTAGAACAAGATGTATAAATACTTCAGTAGAGATGAGTTTGCTTGTCAAGTTACAGGTGAGAATAAGATAGAAGAAGATCTTATTTTAGCATTAGATGAGCTAAGAGAAGCTTGTAATTTTCCCTTTGTAATCACCAGTGGCTATAGATCTCCACAGCATCCCATAGAGTTAGGTAAAACAAACCCAGGTACTCATGCCCAAGGCATAGCTGCGGACATAGCTGTAACATCAGGTAATCGTAGGCACACTATAGTTAAAAAGGCTATAGAGCTAGGCTTTACTGGTATAGGTGTAGCTAAAGGATTTGTACATGTAGACATTAGATCTACTGATGCACCAGTGATGTGGACCTATGGATAATAAAAACTACAAAGAAACCTTAGCCAAGCAGGAAGACTTGAACTGGGATGGTAATACTGAACAACAACAAAAAGAATAACTAGAGTATACCTACGTTGTAGATGAAGACAGAATGGAAAAGATTAGAAAGTTAATATATGGCAAGTAATAAGGAAACAACATGGCAATCCCAGCAATAGCAGCAGTAGCAAGACTAATAGCTTCTAGCGGAGTACCCGCAGCAATTAAAAAGTATGGTGCCAAAGCTGTAAACGAAGCTAAAAAACACATGAAAGACATGACTACTAAAGCTAGTAAGGAGCAGAAAGATATTGCTTCTCTTACAAAGAGTCAAAGAGCAACCAGAGATACTGGTAGAAAAGCACTAGCAGCAGGTGCGGCAGGCGGCTATGCAGCAGGTAGAGGTGGCAGTAGTAACGAAACTAAACCTAAAGCAAAACCTAAAGCTAAAGAACCTAGAGCCAATCCAAAAGATTTTCCTAAGTACAGTAAAACTACAAAGTCAGCAGTATCTTTTAGAGAAGCAACAAGAGCAGCTAAACGTAAAGGACAAAAAACATTTACTTGGGAAGGTAGACGTTACAATACAGATGAGAAGTAATGACTAGTCTTAACATTGAACTCCTAGACTGGCAGAAGAAAGTCTGGGTAGACACTACTAGGTTCTTAGTAATAGCTGCTGGTAGACGTACAGGTAAGACTAGGCTAGCTGCATGGAAGATTATTGTAAAAGCATTAGAAAAGTCTAAATCTAATGTATTTTATGTAGCGCCTACACAGGGGCAGGCTAGAGATATTATGTGGCAATCCCTACTTGACTTAGGTCAGGAGGTGATAGTAAGTGCTCACATTAACAACTTACAGATTAAATTAATTAATGGTTCTGTAATATCTCTAAAGGGTGCCGATAGACCTGAGACTATGCGTGGTGTATCTTTGTACTATCTAGTAATGGATGAGTATGCAGACATGAAGCCAGAGGTCTTTGAGCAGATCCTTAGACCTGCCTTAGCTGACCAAAAGGGTGGTTCATTGTTTATTGGTACACCTATGGGTCGTAATCATTTCTATGAGTTGTACAAGTACGCAGAGCTAGGGGACGATGAATCCTACAAAGCATTCCACTTTACAAGCTATGACAATGAACTACTGGACTCTGAGGAAATAGACCTAGCTAAAAAGTCAATGTCATCCTACGCATTCAGACAGGAGTTTATGGCATCCTTTGAAGCCAGAGGCTCAGAGATGTTTAAAGAGGACTGGGTTAAGTTTGGTGAGACTCCAGATGTAGGTGACTACTACATAGCTATTGACTTAGCTGGCTTTGAGGAAGTAAACAAGAAAAGATCTAAGAACAGTAGACTTGATGAATCCTCCATAGCTATAGCTAAAGTTAATGAGGACGGATGGCACATAGAGAACATTATCTATGGCAGGTGGGACTTAGGTGAAACAGCTAGAAAGATATTTCAAGCAGTCAGGGACTACAGACCTATAAGTGTAGGTATTGAACGTGGTATATCTCAGCAAGCTGTAATGTCACCTTTGACTGACCTAATGAAACAGCATGGTAGATTCTTTGTTGTAGAGCAGCTTACACATGGTAACAGAAAGAAAACTGACAGGATTATGTGGGCTTTACAGGGTAGATTTGAAAATGGTCAGATTACATTAAGCAAAGGTGAGTGGAACACTAGGTTTATGGACCAGCTATTTCAGTTCCCAGACCCCTTGACACATGATGACCTAGTGGACTCAGTAGCGTACATAGACCAATTGGCTAAAGTAGCTTATTCATATGACTTTGAGATTAATGATCTTGAGGTATTAGACACAGTAACAGGATATTAACATGGCTAAACAAGGTTTATACAGTAACATTCATGCTAAACGTAAACGTATTGCAGCGGGTTCCGGTGAAAAGATGCGTAAAGCCGGTAGTAAAGGCGCTCCTACAGCAAAAGCATTCAAAAAAGCAGCCAAAACAGGTAAAAAATAATGGAATACGGTGACAACGACACTTTAATGACCGAGGAACACCTAGAAAACTGGGTAATGGCTAAGTGTGACTCTTGGCGTGACCATTATGAGTCTAATTATGCAGAAAGGTTTGACGAATTCTACCGTCTATGGCGTGGAATCTGGGTTGCAGAAGACTCTATGCGTAAAAGTGAAAGGTCTAGGATCATTAGCCCTGCTACACAGCAAGCTGTAGAGTCCAGTGTAGCTGAGATAGAAGAAGCTACGTTTGGCCGTGGTAAATACTTTGATATTACCGATGACATGGTAGACCAAGAGACACAGGACGTTGTATATTTACGACAAAAACTACATGAAGACTTTGAGAAGGTAGGTTTACGCAAAAGTGTAGGTGAATGCCTTATCAACAGTGCAGTGTTTGGTACTGGTATTGGTGAAGTAATACTTGAAGATGTAAAAGAGATGGCCCCAGCTACTCAGCCTGTCATGGGTGGAGAACTACAAGCTGTAGGTGTAAACATTACTGACCGTACTGTAGTCAAACTACGCCCTGTAATGCCTCAAAACTTCCTTATAGACCCTGTAGCTACCTCCGTTGAGGATGCCCTAGGTGTAGCTGTAGATGAGTTTGTACCCCGTCATCAGGTCCAGCAATTGCAGGAACAAGGCATATACAGAGACATCTATGTAGGTCAAGCAGCAACTGACTACGACTTAGAGCCAGACCAAGACATCACATCCTTTGATGAAGACAAGGTACGCCTAACTAAGTACTATGGCTTAGTGCCACGCTACTTGTTAAAGATAGGTGAGCAGGAAGCAATGCTGGGTGAAGACGAAGATATTGCTGACATTGAAGTAGAAGGTGAGGACGATGAAGACAATGAAGACGAATATTTTGTAGAAGCTATTGTTGTTATTGCTAACGGAGGCATCCTACTAAAAGCTGAAGAAAACCCCTACATGATGCAGGACAGACCTATTGTTGCATTCCCTTGGGATGTAGTACCTAGTAAGTTCTGGGGTCGCGGTGTATGTGAGAAAGGTTACAACAGCCAAAAAGCCCTTGATACTGAGCTTAGAGCACGCATTGATGCCCTAGCTCTTACAGTACACCCTATGATGGGTATGGACGCTACAAGGCTTCCTAGAGGCTCTAGACCTGAAGTTAGGCCTGGTAAGATACTGTTAACCAATGGTGACCCTAGATCTGCCTTGTTCCCATTTAACTTTGGTCAAGTAAATCAGATTACCTTTGCACAAGCAGCAGAGCTACAAAAGATGGTACAGACTGCTACAGGTGCTATAGACTCCGCTGGTATCGCCGGTAGTATTAATGGTGACGCTACGGCTGCTGGTATCAGTATGTCCTTGGGTGCAATTATTAAGCGTCACAAGCGCACCTTAATTAACTTCCAGCAGTCCTTCCTGATTCCTTTTGTACAAAAAGCTGCTTACCGATACATGCAGTTTGATCCAGAAAGTTACCCTGTTAAGGACTACAAGTTTAACACTACATCTACTCTAGGTATTATTGCCCGTGAGTACGAAGTAACACAGCTTGTACAACTGTTACAGACAATGCCTCAAGAGTCTCCAGTGTACAACACACTGTTACAATCTATTATTGATAACATGAACTTGTCCAACCGTGAAGAACTTATCTCTAAGATGCAACAAGCAGAGCAAGCTTCACAGCCTACACCTGAGCAACAGCAAATGCAACAAGCTGTACAACAAGCACAGATGGCATTCCAGCAGTCTCAAACAGATGCTTTGTCAGGACAAGCACAAGAGTCACAGTCAAGAGCACAGAAGATTGCTATAGAAGCACAGCTACTGCCACAGGAACTTGAGATAGACAAGATTAAAGCTATCACAGCTAACCTAAAGGCAGGGGATCAAGACGATAAGGAATTTGAGCGTAGGATGAAAATAGCTCAAACTATGCTGAAGGAAAAGGAGATTGACTTAAAGACTCCTACACAACAGCCTACACAACGGCCTGCACCACAAACTACACCACAACCTGCACAACAGCCTACACCACAGGCTACTATGCAACTACAAGGAGTACCTAATAATGGTAGTAACTAGAAATGAACTTTCTGAAATAGTAAATCAAATCAATGCTAAGTTTGAAGAACTAGAGAATAAAATTGAGGAGCTAGAAAAACTTGTTGAAGCACCAGTAGCCGTTAAAAAGACTGTTAGCAAAAAGGCAGCATAATGGCTACTCCACGCAAAGGTAAAGCTAAAGTAAAAGTTACTTCTAGCGGTAAAAAAGTAAGCTATGGTCAAGCAGGTAGTGCTAAAGGAGGTGGTCCTAGAGTAAAGCCAGGAACTAGCAAAGGTGACAGTTACTGTGCTCGTAGTTTAGGTATTAAGAAACGTCTGCCTAAGAAAAAGCAGAATGATCCTAATACACCAAACAATTTATCAAGAAAACGCTGGAAATGTTCTGGCGCTAAATCAAGGAAAAGCTAATGCCATGCGGTAAAGGTACATACGGATCTAAAGTAGGTAGACCACCTAAGAAGAAAAACAAAGCAAAGCAGATGCTAAACAAAAAGAAGCCTAAGAAAAGCTAATGGTACTTGAGCTAGCTGCAATTGTAAGTACAGTCAACGCTGCCACTACTGCACTTAACCGTGTAGCTGGTGCTACATCTGACATACAGCAGATTAGCTCATTCTTAGGTACTCTGGGTGAAGCACAGCACGACTTACAAAAAATTAAGAATACTCAACCTTTGTCTGCTGGAGACGCTATACAACATCAGCTTGCACAGAAGCAAATCGCAGATACCCTAACTGAAATTAAAGATATATTTACTATTTCAGGCAATGGGCATCTGTGGGCTAACGCTATGCAAGCTATGGCTGACGCTAGGGTTGCTAGACAGAATGAGATAAACAGGCTTACAGCAGAGAAAAAGGCTAAGAACAAGCAACTTAAAGAGGTACTTATAATCGTAGGTGTTGCTTTGCTTATAGTACCAGCAGCACTGTTTGCTTTACTACAATCACTTGTAAAATAATTAAAATAACTCTTGACATTTACTGAAAAGTATGATATAATATATAGGTACTTTAAGTACATCCAGTATTCTTTAACTAAAGGTAAAATACAATGAATAAAGAGTTAGAAACATATTTTGATAATTACTTCGCTATGTTTAGATCAGAGGGCTGGAAACAGCTAATCTCAGATTTAAGAGGTAATGTTGAAAACATCAACTCAGTAGAGCTTACTGAAGACGCTAATAACCTGTACTTCCGTAAAGGTCAATTAGCTATCTTAGGTACACTCTTTAATCTTGATACGCAGATCTCAAGTTCTCATCAAGAAGCATCAGAGTCTAATGATGATGATGTAGATTTAGATGAGGTTATTTGATTTTAGATGTCCTGATGGGCATAAGTTTGAAGATTTAGTAAAGTCCGATGTCACAGTTAGTAGGTGCAACTGTGGCTTGGATGCAAAGCGTATTGTATCTCCTGTGAGGTCCAAGTTAGAAGGTATCAGTGGAGATTTTCCTGATGCACATGACAAGTGGGCTAAACGTAGGAAACAACAAATCGCACACGAACGAAAACAATACTCATGAAGTACTTTCGTTATAATAAAGTTCTCCATAATACTAAGGTACGGAGTTAATAATGGCTAAGATTATAGACGTTGAGCGTCAAACAGAAGAAGAACAACAACAGGTTGAAGAACAGTTAAGTCTGTTTGAAGCCACAGAAGAAGAAGGACAGGTAACTCCTGAACAACAGGAACCTGAACTTGCAGAGAAGTATCAAAATAAATCTGTATCAGAACTAGCACAGATGCACCAAGAGGCTGAGAAGCTACTAGGTCGGCAAAGTTCTGAAGTAGGTGAATTAAGAAAGGTTGTAGATTCTTACATACAGACACAACTCACACCAGAGCAAGCACCAAAACAAGAAGACGAAGAAATAGATTTTTTTACAGACCCTAATGAGGCTGTAAATAGAATGATTCAGAACCATCCTAAGATAAAGGAGGCTGAAGCAGTCACAAGCCAGTATCGCCAGAGCACTGCAATGGCACAGCTAAAGAGTAAGCATCCAGAAATGGAAGCTATCTTACAGGATACAAAGTTTGCTGAATGGATTCAAGCATCCCCAACTAGGACCAGATTGTTTGTTGAAGCAGATCAACAGTACAACACCGATGCCGCAGACGAACTTTTCAGTAATTGGAAAGAGCGACAGAACATAGTACAACAGACTGCCCAAGTAGAGCAACAAGCTCGTAAACAAACTGCAAAAGCTGCTAGTACAGGTAACCCCCGTGGTAGTAGTGAATCAGCTCCAAAAAAGATCTATAGACGCGCAGACATTATTAACCTTATGCAAAAAGACCCTGATCGGTATGCGCAGCTTGCACCAGAAATATTGCAAGCCTACGCAGAGAAACGGGTACGCTAATTATATATCTTAGGAGATATTTATTATGACTGATTCCACATATCCCGCAACTGGCGGATTTGTAAACAACACAAGCGCAGCTACTTTTATTCCAGAGATCTGGAGTGACGAGATTATTGCTGCATACCAAAAGAATCTTGTACTAGCAAACCTAGTTAAAAAGATGTCTATGTCAGGCAAGAAAGGCGACACAATCCATGTGCCTAAGCCTATCCGTGGCGCTGCACACGCTAAAGTAACTAAGACTGCTGTAACAGTGCAGGCAGAGACTGAAGGCGAAGTACAGATTGCTATTGATAAG